GCCTTACCACCATAGGAACATTCTGATCTTGTTTCTCTTTTATCGCATAGGGGACAATATCTTTCTTCTTCGTTCATAGTTGATTCTGATTTTGTTCCCCAGTTTGCAGCACCAACTTTACGGCATTTAACCAGTGCTCCAGAAGCATATGCACTTGGCCAAACATCATATCTAGACTTTACTTTATGGTAGCAAGCATCTTTTTTGCCACTACTTTTACCCTTTTTGTCTGCTTCTTCGTTCATTTTCTTTTTAGGTTTATCTGTAGAAACATATGTTGGTTTTGCAGCACCTGTTTTTTGTTGTTGTCCAGAATCTGCTTCTTTTTTTCTCCTTGCTGCAGATAGTCTCTCTTTTGGAGTCATACTTGCTCTTTTTGCTGAAGAAACGCATTTGGGAACACCCTCTCCAGGTTCATCACTGGCACATGTTCCACCAGTAACAACATTTACCCATCCAGATTTTCCATCTTTTGATTTGGACTTCCCAAACCAATCTCTAAGACCTTCTTCACTAATTTTTACATCTTTAAATTTTTTATGATGCTTTTTAGCATCTGCTTCCATCTTTTTCAAACGAGTGTAATAATCTGGGATTTCGTCAAGATGCTGAAGAGCAATATCTCTTGCCAAATCATGATTTTGAGTGTGCTCATGTTCAATAGGCTCCCCCATTTCAAGTTGCTTTTGTATGAAAGATACATCAAGACGATGTTTCTTTGCAATTTGTTCAACTGTTTTGTGTGTTTTGATCTGATGGGGCATTATTCAATCGGTTTTGATTTAGTTTCTTCACCTTTTGCTCTTTTTGTTCTTCCCGCACAGTGAGCACGTTGAGAAAATCCTTTTGGATTAGAGCAATCAATACTCTTTTTATATTTATTGCTCCAATCTTCTTGAAATTGCTTAAACGTTTTCATTTTGAGTTTGTTGTTTTAAAAACTTTGCCAAATCTGCAGTTGAACCAACAAAAAGAGCATTGTTAACTGTTGTTGGCCCTTTAATTGCTATTTCTCCAGTGTTTTTTATTAATTGTCCTGCAACTTCATATGCTCTAGGCATTTCACTTTCTTGAGCTAGTTCAAGAATTCCATTAATAGCTTCTTGTCCTTTTTCTATTAGGGAATACAAGTTTCCCCTAGCATACTCATAATCTTTTTTAATATCTTCTATTGAAGCTTCACTGGGGGAAGATTCTGTTTTTTCAATTTCTGATGATATAATTTCTTTTTCTGTAGAAATTATTTCTCCACTAACATTAAAAGCATCGTTTAATTTGTCATATTTTTTTGTCATCTTCATAAAGTTCCACTAAATCCAAAATCATCTCCAATTTCAATAAGTGAATTATCTGTGGATGTGATTTTTTTAACAGCAGATCCAGAAACATGAGATGTTATTGTTGTGCCGTCGGCCCCTCTTTTTACGATTAAATTATTATTTGTTTTTTTATCAACATACATTTCTTCATTATTAATGATAATGTAGGTATTTTCCGATATATTTGAAGCATCATTTACCAAAATATTAGTTGTATCTAATCCAATATCAGATGTTAAATTTGTAGTAACTATATTAGTGTAATTTTTTATATCCCTTGGCTCAACAGAATAAGTTAAATCTCTTGTTGGATTTTTTGTAGTATCTCCAGAAACATATCCAATAGAAACTTTTTTAATAATATCTTTAGTTGCACTTGAAGAAACCGGACCAAACAGGTAAGTTTTAGCGGTAAATCTAATTGTGTAGATTAATGCTCTTCTTGTAGTAAAATCTCCTTCATAATCATCACTCATTGATATATTTTCTATTATGATGGGAATGTCTCTTTTTTCCCCAATTTGATCAACCAAATCTACAGTTAGATTGTATGAAGGTTGAAAATATGGAAGTATTTGTTCGATTATTTGCAACATATCATCATTCAATTTTGTATAAATGCCTAATTCAAATTGCATATTGTATGGAACTGGCATGTAAACTTTTTTTACCTCAGTTTTATCGTCAATATTAGAAGTTATGAAAGTTTGTGTTGTTGTTACTTTACGAGATGCATCATAATTTAATCCTACAAATTCGAATGACATTCTCGGTAAAGTCACCTGAATTGGTTTATTGAGATCTGGAGATTGTTCTAATCTTGCTAAAAACTTTTGTGTTGGCCCATATGCTAAAGGCACATTAATCATACTACTAACATTTCCATTTGAATCTTTATGTTGTATAGAAATGCTATTAAATAAAGTTCCAAATGATATTACTGTTCTCCTCAATATTTCGTGATAGAAGTACTCGAACATGATGAATCTTGATTAATATGTACGATTAGTTATATTTATGGGTTTCCAAAAGGATTAGACTCACTAAAATCTAAAATTGCATCCGCCGCATTTTCTATTTGATTGTTTTGTGGATATAAATCTGTTGTAGCCGCAAATGTAGATGAAGATTTTATTTGGTAAATTGCACTACTTGATGACCCCACTATAGTTTCTCCAGATGTAAAATATCCATTTTTTTTGTAAATGTTTAATTTTCCGTTAGGAGCATCCCAATTTTTAACCAAAGCCGTTGTTCCACTAATAGATCCGGTTACTGTTTCATTGATAATGAAGGTTCCGATTCCGATCATATAAGGAGAACCTATAATTACATTTGGAACAGAAGTATAACCAGATCCTGCATTAGTAATTAATATTGAAGAAACAGTTCCTGAAGTACTTACTATTGTAGATCCTTTTGCTGTTGTTCCAATTCCAGGTGAACTAAATGTAACCGATGGAGCAGTTACATATCCGGATCCTCCAGAAGTTATAGTAACAATGCCTATTGCGCCGTTGGATATCTTTGTTGTGGCAGCAGCTCCAGATCCTCCACCACCAATAAATACTATTCCTGGAGCAACTGTATATCCATATCCTGGATTTATTATTTGGACAGATTGAACTTTTAATGATGTTGTTCCATTACAATCAACTATTCCTCCTATCATTGTTGCAATTCCTACCGCATTTCCTCCAGGAATTGGTGACGAAGAAATTGCAACAATTGGCGTTGTTGTATATCCTTCTCCTCTATTTGTTATTATAATAGAGGTAACAGATCCATTTTGAATAGAAGTAAACGCCGAAGCAGTAGACCCAGAAGAAACTAATGCAAGAGTTTCAATATTTGCATCATTATCTACATTGTCATCTATTTCCTCAATACCAGTATCAACAACTTCATCTTCGTATCTAAACAATTCACAAGTTAGAGTATAAACATAAGTTTTTTGTAATTGATAAAATGGTTTTTCATGTTCAACAAATTTAATTTCAAATAATCTATCTCCTAAAGGAAAATAAATTAAATCTCCCTCTTTAGGTCTTGTAGATAATTTTATATTTGGAACGTTTTTAATTAATGGCGATATATAAAATTCAAATCTCTCTCTAGAAATTGTTAAAATAATTTGATTCTGTGCTTGTATACCAAATTTTGACAAAATTTGAGTATTATCACCATATCCTTCATAATTTTCTATATAAGCTTCAATTGGATATGAATTACTAAATTTTGATTCTATTACCTCTCTTATTACTGTATTTGTAGTAATATATTGTCTTGGTATATAATAAACTTCAACACCGTACATTCTCAACTGTTCGTTGATTAAATCTTGAACAAGACTTTGTTCTGTTTTTGATCCTTGAAGAAAAAAAGGATTTAACATTACCCTATCATGTCAAGTGGAGGTAATTCATAATTACTCGACATTTTTTCCATTAAAATATCAATTTCTCTTTGAGCATCGTCATATATTTGTCTACCATTTAATTCTACCCCACCTGGCAATTTAACTCCACTAAATTTAATTAAATTTTGTCCCCATTGTCTTTTAATTAATGAAGTTAAATATGGCTTCAAGAAAGAATCGTTCCAAACTCTACTATAATCATTTGGATCTAAAACCGCATAGCAATCAATTATAAAATATTGATCTACATTTGTTGCAGACCAGTCAATATCCAAATAAAGTCTATCTTGTCTTTTGTTGAATCTTATTTGTTTTTGGGTTGATAATAAAAAATCAAGATCTTCAAGATATGTTTTAACCATAGCATAACTCAAAAGTTCTGTGGTTCCCCAGTAGTAAATATCATTTAAAAATAATTGATATTTGACACTGAACATATTATGAGTAATTGTATTTGAACCATCATATTGAAATATTTTGTTTACGCCAATTACATTTGGTGGCATTTGTAAATAATTACTATTTTCATAATAATTAAAAGTTGTTTCTGTTCCTAATATATTTTTTTTTACTGTATTAGT